CTCGTCTTCTCATTGATAGTTTCCTTTTCAATAGAGTACGGCGAATCTTTGCTCGTCTTGTTGTTTTCCATGAACGCTTCAGTAAGCGTGCTTTTCTTAATCTTTCTGTTGCAGGTATTCTAACTACACGATTACCTTTAATTCTATAACCTTTAATGCCAGACCTTCTGACATTCTTTTGAACTACAATTCTACCTTTTGCATTTCTGCGAATTCTACGGCGAATCTTGTTGATGCGGCCCATTCGAATAATGTTTGGGTTTCTTTTAGCTTCATCAAGGTCTTCAACTTCAACTTCTTCAAACATATCCGCTTCCACATAACGCTTTGCTTCTGCAAGGCGTTTTGCAGTTATTTCATTTAGACGATTCGATAATTCTTTTCGTGCTTCGTCTAATTTACCTTTTATGATTGAATCTATAAAATTCATTTTGCATGTTTAAAGGCAAAGTCAGATGCCTTTGCTAAATGTGCAGGTGATTTGTGAACCATGTCTGCAAATTTCTTTTTGTTATCATCATTCAATGCTTTATGCACTTGTGTAATTGCAGATGCAGTATAGTGGTCTACTTTTCTTGTAGAACCATCTGCAAACTTTACAGATGATGCCTGTTTATTGGCAACAATTTTATGCAATTGGTCCATAACTGCTTCTTCAATGACTTCTTCTTCAACAGATTCAGCAGACATAGGTAAGTCTCTAAAATCTGGACCATAAGGTATTGTAAAGTGTCTGTCAATCTTAGGTGCATAATACAATGCAACTTTTGTTTTGTTTGGATAAAGACGAATTGCTTTACGCTTCAACACCAAAACGAATGGTGGGTCAGCAGGCAAATCAGGTGTCTGTTCGTCAATCTGAATTGCTTCTTTTATGTTCTTTTCAATTTCGTCATCTGTATCGCCAAGTTTAATTCTGTGCGCCCTTACTTTACGACCAGAAGGACCAACTTTGTAATCGGCAGTATCTTCAATACCTTCTTCAAGTTCTTCACGCACCGCACGGCGAGTTTGTTGGAAGATTTGTTTATTGTTCGAAATCAAATCAACCATCTTGTTGAAAAGATTTTGAAGAATCATTCTGTCGGTAGGATTAAATACCGGTCTTTCTTCTTTCATCTTTTCAAGCACACGATGAATGCGTTGTAACTGTGCCTTGTTTGCAAGACCAGCACGAACAAGCATATCGAACTTTGAATAGTCCGACTTTTCTTCTTCTACAAGAACTCTAAAATCTTCTAATGATTTCATTCGTTTTCTACTGGTTCTTCCATTGGTGTGTCGGCAGTATCTTGAACTTCAATGTCTTCACCGTTACTATACAGAGACTTTGCAATCTCTTGTTTTTTAGAATCAAGCGCCTCAAATGCACGAGCTGAAAGAAGATTCGTAAGAGTCTCTTTGGCAGCAGATGCTTCACCTGAAGCAGCTTGTTGAATAAAGTTTTGTGTGTCCATAATTTTCTCCGTTAACGCCTATTTAGTAGAGATGCATACCGCTCTACCTCATCGTCAAGTTGTGGTGTTTTCGATTCTGTCGTACCATCTTCAACTGTGTTATCTTCTGGTGGGTACTGTTCAGAAGTAACTTGTGGTTCAGAGCCTGGTGGTTGTGGTGGTTGACCAATACCCAAATCTTGTTCTTTGTCCATTTCATCTTGCATTTCTTCAATGTCTTGTTCGGTCATTTGAAGAACTTTTTTCTTCACATATGCCGCAGAGAAATAACGACCAAGATAAGGGTCAACTGCACCGAGAAGATTTAATCTTTCACGGAGAATTTCTGCATCACGCATCTCTGTGAAATTATTATCTTTCTTATAATCGTAATAAATGTATTCTTTAAATTCTTGCCATTCTTCTCTGGTGCAAACACCTTTGAGAACGAGTTGTTTCTCTAAAGCAGCATCAAAGATTTGCGAGAATTTGTTACGAAGACGAATGATGAACTTAGTAAACTTAACTTCATCACGGGTAACTTCTGATACACGACCTAAACCAATCATGCCACCTTGTTGTGGTTCTAATCTGCTAATTGGTACATTCAAAGACTGTAGAAGTTTCTGTCTAAAATACTTCACATCTTCTAACTCGCCAAGATTTTGACCGGCAGGCAGAGTTGTGATTTCTGTACCTTTACCACCTTCACGGCGAGGTAACCAGAAGTCTTCAAGCATCGACATATGTTTTCTATCGTCACGCAGTTCACCAGTTGATGCATCGTAAACCATCTTGTTACGATACTTAATCATAATGTCACGCAAGTATTGTTCTGCTTTACCTTTTGGCAAGTTACCAACATCGATATAGAAAATACGGCGTTCTGGTGCTCGTGACAGTCTGTAAATAACAACGGCATCTTCAATCATCCGTAACTGATTGAGTGGTTTGATTGCCTTGTGAAGATATGAGATAACAAAAGTATTCTTTGCATCCATCAAACCAGAATTGACATTGATAATGGCATCTGGTGCAATACGAAGACCTGTGTTTACTTGTGCAGAGTAAGTTTGTGTTGTTGTTCCTCTGTCAGAGAAAACATAGTACTCTGCAATTGATTTGATGATTTGAGCGCCTGTTTTGGCATCTCTATCTTTTTGGACTTCACGCACTTTACGAATTTTGCGTGGGTCGATATACCTTAACTCTAAAATACCTTTCTTTGGGTCTTTCTCATCGACAACAACATGAAAATAAATTCTGCCGTCAATGTACCATCTTTTGAAAAGGTCATCTGCCAGATTACCAAAGTTTAACATGCGAAGAACACTTTCAAATTCTTCTGCAATTTTCTTTTTTACTGCATCTGGTTGTTTGAGTTTATCGAGAACAATGTCAACTGTTCGACCAGTAACATCGTGTGTGATTGCTTCATTAACAATATCGTCAATGGCTTGTTCCAATTCTGGATGGTTTGCCATTTCACGATAACGAGTAATGAGTTCAAGTTCATTTCGTACGGCACCTTCAAGGTCAACATAAGTGCCATAGTAAGCATTTTGAGTGATGGTAACTGCACCATCATCCATTGCTTCATTCGGGAGGGCGAAAGAAGCCTGTTCAGGTTTTTGAGTCTGAACAACATCTTTCGATCCGAGAGTAAATCCGAAAAGCTTTATCGCCATTTAATATTCATCCTAAAAAAATAGATAGAGGGAAAAATCCCTCTATCGTTACACAACACCGTCTGCGATTGATTCCCACCACTGGTAGGAAAGAGTTACTGAAAATTCCTCAATGGTATCGTTTGAACCCCAATCAACATCAATTGGTGTCAAATCTGTTGGGAATAACCCAACAAACTTATACTTCTTGAGTTGATTGCCTTGTTTACCAAACTGACTAACCTCGCCATCAACTGTATAACCAAGAGGTGCAAGTGCAATTGGATTACGGATATTCAAGTTGTGTGAATTGATACCGTTCATCCATCTTTCGAATGCATTGCGAACCGCAAAGTCTTCATCGTTGATAACATTGATTGTCCAGTCAGCAAAAGTTCTATTACCTGCAAACTTTAGTTCACGACCAAAGTATTGCACAGGCACCACACCGATTGTGGCGCCAGGCAACTGAGCAGATTTACACATGAATGTAAGTTTAGTTTGTGCATTTCCTGGCGCAGAGAACGCAGGGAAAGGCATAGAAACTTCAAACAGATTAGGACGGGCACCGTCCCCTGTCATCTGACTTCTAAATTCGTTTACTGAAAATGCCATTTATATTCTCCTGTCTTCTCTATTTATTAGAACTTTCCAACCACTTCATCGAAGCTCACACCGGTGCGAACTGCAACAAAGTTAAGTTGAATAAAGTTAATTGAGCGTGCAGGTTTAATGTAAATATCACCGATGAATTCGTTGCGGTCGATAACTTCACCAGTATTATTGGATTCGTCACAGACAACACGGAAGTCGGTAATACCACGGCGACCTTGAACATCACGCAGGAATGGTTCTACAAGATTAACAAATTGCGCTCTTGTAAACTGGTCGTTGAATTCAAATAGAGAGAAACGAGCAGCACGGGCAATCGCTTTCTCAAGTACGATAAACAATCTGCGAACATTGATTCTATCAAATGCAGATGGTTTGGCAAGAAGTGTTTTATCGCCAAACAGAACTGTACCTTCACCTTGGAACGAAACAATAGGATTAATACCGTTAACATAGAGTGTATCACGATTAGTCTTTGTTGGATTCCATGCAAGTTTGATGATATTTTTGATAATACCACGATTGAGTCCACCTGGTGAGAACCATGGGTCTCTCTCTTGGTCTGTTCTTGCACAAAGACCTGCAACATCACCATTCAATGGCACCCAACGGTAAACATCATTGTACTTGTCGTACTGATATTTCCAGTTGCCATCAAGAACGGCATATGAAGAAGATGTGAGAGTATTGCGATATTCAACAATGTCTGCGGCTTCAGAACCTGCATTGTCAACAACATCTGCTTTCTCTGGTGAAAGGAATACGAGACAATCTTTTCTTGTTCCTGCCATTGAAATCAGACTATCTGCAACGGTTTGACCG